TCTTGAAGACTACTTCCCCCTGGACGGTTTGCCAGGCCTCCAGGGGGCGGTAGCAGGGCATGTCTAGAAGCGGTATCCGCCACGGTTTGGCGGCGGCGCCATGTTTGGCGCTTTAGTCCGCGCCGTGTTGCTTCGGAATTGGCTTGCTGATTTCTGCTTGTTCACCGGGGTCCGTCTCATCGCGTATCTCCTTGAAGTGTGCTTCGCATCCTGGGCAGTATTGCCCTGGGATTCCCGCTAGGTTGCAATGGCAATAGCGGAACATTACTTTTGTCAAGTTTATTTACAATTCTCCCTTTAGTGGTGGGGTCAGACCAGTGTACTCCTTGTTGTAACTGGTCTAGGTGACACCCTTTTTGGTGGTGTCGCCTTGGGTTGCAGGGGCGGCGGATTTCGCGGCCCTTGCGTTTTTGGCCTCTTCGATGAGGTTTGCCCTGTCCTGGTCCTCTGCGTTGAACCTGGACGCTGCTTCGGGGCTGTAGAGGCCCCATTTCCTCATTTCGGCCTTGTTGTCGGGGTTGCTACAGAATTCGACGAACCGGGCCGGGTCGTTTTGGAATCTGTTTCGGACCTCGGCGGGCATTTGTTGGAAGCTTTCCCTGGCTTCCACGACCAGGTCCATTGCTTGCTGGAAGCTCTTGATGATCTGGAAGTCCTCCGCCAGGGGCGGGAGGCTGTGTTGCGGGAGCATGCCTGTCCTGGTGAAGGTTTGGACGATGTTGTTGATGTCCGTTTCTTCTTTCAGGTGTTGTTGTGCGAGGGATTTGTCCTCGCATTTGAGGCCGGATGCATTGCTGGCCTCTTCGGTGTCGTAGTTGTAAGGAGTCCTCAGGAACGGGACGACGATTTTTTTCATTAGCGGATTCTCCCGGATGGGTGATATTTCTGCCCGGTGTCGGGCGTGTCGTACTTGGGGCCGATTTCTTTGGCGCTGAAGAATCTTTCAGCCATGCCTTCGGCGAAGCGGAATGGCGTCTGTGGTCCGTACTTGTTGTGCGGTGAGCTGTGGCCTATCGGTGTTTTGAAATAGTCCGATTCGGCTTTCATCCTGGGTATGTCGTATTTGGCCAGGATTTCGTTCATCTTGGTTAGCGCGGTCTGCGCGTTTATGTTCTTTTCTTCTGCGAGTACCTTGTTGACCTCGGCTATTACTTTCTCCTTGGTTTGTGCGGCCACGTCCACGTTTGCCAGGGCGAGTGTGGTGTTGGCGCGTAGGTTGGCCACTTGGGCGTCGTTGAGTTGTCCGCTGCCTTGTTTTCCCGCCAGCTCGGCTTGCTTGTTGGCGGTATCGGCGTTGACGTTCTTCTCGTTGGCCAGTTTTAGTGCGGTGTCGGCGCTTGTGTTTTGTAGTAGCGCGGCGGCTTGTCCTGCCTGAGCTGCTGCTGTTGCTTTGTTGCCCATCGGCGCGGCCGATGGTGCGCTTGCGGCGGAGCCGCTTGGGGTGCTTGCGCCGCCCTGGCTGTATGCCAGCATGGGGTTTAGCCCGCTGGCCATCATGTCTTTCACGGCTCGTTGGTAGCTTGTGTTGCTCATCTCCCTTTGAAATTCTCGGTTGGCGAGTGCTTCTGCGGAATTGAATTCGCGTCCGCTTAGCGTGAGCTGTCTGTTTTCTTCGTTGGCCTCTTCTTGGCCGAGGAAGCCCAGGGCGCTTGAGACCAGCGGTAGGAACTCCATGAAGCTCATTAGAGCCTCACGCCCATTCCTGGCACGCTGTAGAGGGGTAGCGGCCTGGCTGCCCGGTTGCGGAAGAACATGTCGACGATGAACTGTTTGCCTGCGGCGGCCGCGCCTACTGCGACGATTCGTTCTACGGGCGGGCTTTCCTGTATGAACGTGCTGTTCAGTGTCGGTAGTGACGTGAACTTCTGCGCCAGGTGCCAGTTGTCGATGGTGTTGGCGGCGGTGCTTCGGAAGAGTCCCGTGATCATGCTTGGGGTGTACCTCAGCTCAGCCCATCTTTCTTGATAGCCGAACACGAGCTCGTCGTTTGCGTCGCCTTGTACGTAGATTTCTTTGTTCAGGATTGCTTGTTCGCCCAGGTTGGCGAATACGGGCGTGTAGAAGTCGTACCTTGTGCTTCGGCTCCAGAAGCGCTCCAGTCCTTGTTGATAGGTTATGTCGGCCCTGATGCTCATCAGTCCGATCACGATGCCGTGTTCTGTGAAGCTTTGGCGGAAGCCGTGTCCTTTTGCTACTCCCGCCCCCACTCCTCCCAGATTGCCAAGCGGCGTAGTTGTGCCAGATGCGGATGTTCCCGAAGTCTGTGCCACAGGGTTGACAACAATTGGCGCCGAACCTCCCCCGAGATATTCAGGTCTTTGTAGGCGCGCATCAGGGCTAACCACGCCAAATTGCTGTCGGATGATTTCTGTGAGCCGGGTTCCACCTCGGGCATCCTTTTCGAGTAGGGTTTGTACTGCCACTGCGTTTCGCAGTGCGTTGATGGTTGCGGCTGTTGCGGTGGACAGGTCGGCGTACATCGCGCCGGCGCTGCCTGGGCCTACGCCGATCGCCAGGTTCGCGCCGCTCGAGTCCAGTACGGCGTTGCCTGTGCCTACGTGATTGATCATCACGCTCTGTCCTGCCGTCCCGGTTACGCTTACTGGTGCGCTCGTGCCGAGCGGTAGGGACACTGCGGTTCCCTTTTGTGGCCACGGAAGCGCGGAAGCGAAATAGTCTGGTCGCTTACCTCTCTTGAGCAGCGAATAGTCGGTATAGACGTCGGGGCCGTCGTCGAGGTCCACTACGACGGAGTTTTGGAGGTTCTCATCTCTGTACCAGTTGTTCCAGATGAGGGAGTAGGCTCGCAGCGGGAGCGTGCTGTGGTTGATGGTTGCGCCGACGTCCATTTGTCCGAGTGTTGGCAGGCCGAAGTAGTCCTGGAGGCTGCCTATGTCGTATCCGCTGGCTTTGGTCGTCACCACGGGGATCGTGTAGCTGATGCTGTCGGCCGGGTTGGCTTGTTCGCCCATGAACTTCGCCCAGTTGCTCCAGACGAGTCTCCAAGGCACGAACCAGAAGTGCGTGTCCATGTGGAGGTTGTCCATTACCGGGTTTATCGGCGTGCTGAGCCTGGCGAAGATGGTGGCGTCTACGTTGAACGTGTCGCCTGGATACACTTCTTGCCTGTAGATCGGCACCAGGTATCCGGCGTCCATGGTTGTCTTGTGGCCCCACTCTTGCTGTATCACGCTTCTGGGTACGTCCGGCTTCGGAATCATTGCGAAGCTGTGGACGTTTACGCTTGCGTTCTTGTGGTTAGGGATCATTGGCGGCTCCGTCGTGTTGGTGTTCCAGTGATAGGTGGCTGAAGTACAGATAGCCCCAGAACTCGGGGCCGTCGTTTGTGCAGACCGCGATTAGGTCGTTCGTATGAGGTCCTTGGCTCTGGCTACGAATTCAGGTTCGTAGAGAGCTACGAGTTTTCCGGTTTGGTCGTCGTATTCCCCGATTTTGTACAGCTCGTAGTCCTCGGGGTGTTGCGCTACGGCGCTTTTTCCGTCGGTTCTGTTTGCTTCGTCTTGGAAGCTTCGCACTGCTTCCCCTGGTGCTCTCGTGAGGAAGCAGTCTCCGAAGGCTTGTATTGCCAGGTCTTTTACTGCGTAGACGTGTTTCATGTTTCTCCTTAGTGAGAATTGCGTTTTAGGAACGCTACTTTTGCTTTGGCAACGCGTTCCTTTGTTGCCAGTCTTGCTGGTGTGTTGTCGTGTTCGTTTTTCTTCCCTTCTTTTTCGCGCTCAAAAAGAAGGTCCTCGTATTCAAGAGGATGCATTTTTTTATATTTCTTGTCATAGTATTTGGGACTTTTGCTTTTATGCCCTCTGGCTAATATTTCCCCGGATGGATAAACATCCGTGTGGAATTTCTCTAACCAGCTGGCCCCGATGCCTGGTTTCAGGCTCATTCGCGTGTACTCGGGCTGTCTCTTAAATATTTCCCCGGTTAGCGCGTCTATTCTTTCGTAGTGTTTCTCTGCCAGCTGTCCGTTTACTTTCTTCATTATGTATCTGGCTACGTAGGCGGCACTTTCGAATGTGACGTCCCCCAGGTAGCAGTTTCCTTTTCCCCAAATCTTTTCGAGCGTTGCACTCCTATAGATCGGATTCTTCGTTGCTGACGACGATGTGGTGTAGTGCTTTTTGTCTTTGAAGTCGTAGCCGAACAGAATCATGTGGTAGTGCGCTCGGTCTGTTTTCTCGCCGTATTCTCCGCACATGTAGTAGCGGATGTAATTAATGGCGAGTTTTGTTTTTCGCCTTGGATATTCACAAACAAGTTTGTGAATTGGCTTCACTCTTAGTTGACTAGGGGAGTGATTATCCACAGCGGGTTTATCGCTGTGGGTAATCAATCCCTCAGT